AGCGTAATTGACGAAAGTTTTTATACACCAGCAGAACCAGGAACGGTTCCATGTATATTCATAGCAACAGCACAAGACAAAACGTCTAGTTCTGGAACAGGCACAGCAACAGGAACAACAGCGGCAAATGCCGGTAAAGTGTTCTTGATGACTTCACAAAGAGAATTAGCAGAAACATTTGGTGATCCAGTATTCAAAACAGATGCAAGTAATAATCCAATCCACGGTGGTGAAACAAACGAGTATGGATTACAAGCGGCTTATTCATTTTTAGGTGTTGCCAACAGAGCATTCGTTGTAAGAGCAAATGTTGACTTAGGTCAATTAGAAGCAAGTGCAACAGCACCAGCGGCAAATCCAGTTGCAGGTACATATTGGTTCGACACAGTAAATTCAAAATACGGAGTATTTGAATGGAATGGTTCAGCGGCGACTACAACAGGTGGTCAATCATTCACAAACCAACCAGTAACAGTAATTACAGACAGCGATCAAATTTTTTCAAATATTCCTAAAAATTCAGTTGGACAAGCAGGTGATTATGCGATCAATGCCACTGACACAAACAACGATTTATTCTACAAAAAATATGATGGTAACTGGGTAGCAGTAGGTACAGCGGCTTGGGTAGGTTCTAATCCAACTATCAAAGGTTCAGCAGGTGGTACAATAAGTTCAGGACAGAACTATGTAATCACAATTGCCGCGGCAAACACAACAATCACAAACAGCGGTACAACAGTAGATTCAGCAGTGTCTGATATCAACGGTGCTGGTGTTTCAGGATTAAGTGCAAGAAACAACGGCGGTATCTTAGAAATATATTACACAGGTGCGGCAGGTAACACAGTTCAAATAGCAAATGGTACAGCAGACGTTAGCACATCATTTGGTATAACAGCAGGCACTTACTATGTGCCAGCATTATCAGTTGCTCCACACACTTCAGTACCAGCGTTCAAATCAACAGATACAAATCCAAGACCAACAGGCTCAGTTTGGTTAAAAACTACAGAGCCTAATTTAGGTGCAAAATGGAGTGTTAAAAAATGGAATGACACAACAAAATTATGGGAAACTGTAAGTGCACCTTTACACACTAGCAACGAATCTGCAATCTTCAATTTAGATAGAACAGGTGGCGGTGCTGGTTTGGCAGTAGGTGATTTATTCATCAACTACGGAAACGGTTCTGATGAAGTTGATCACATAATTTACAGAAGAGAATCTACAGGTTCAACAAAAGTAACAGGTACAGCAATAGCAACTGGAATGACAGCAGGTAGCAAATCATTTACTATTGCAGAATCAATTGTAGGTCAAGAGGCTTTAAATGCACCAATTACAGTAACAAACACAATCAACGGTAATGCCGCTGACGCAGATGTTATTGCAGGTCAAATTAACGGCGCTGGATTTACAAATGTTAAAGCAAGTGTTGACTCATCAAACAGAATAGTAATTGAACACACAAAAGGTGGTGAGATGAAATTTGTTGACACAGACGGCACTTTAGCAGAAGCAGGTTTCCTACAAACAACAACTAACATGGGATATGAGCCAGGCACAGGTGCAGGAACAAATCCTAAACAGTACAGAGCAAGTAATTGGAAAGCATTAACTTATACTGCAAGTGCAACAGCAGTAACTTCATTAACAAATGATGGACAATTATGGTACTCATCAATTGTAGACGAAGTTGACATAATGTATCACAATGGTACAACATGGAAAGGTTATTCAGCAGTAACAGGTTCAGACCCAGCAGGTCCACAAGTTTCTGCAACTGCTCCAACTACACAGTCAGATGCATCAGCACTGGTTGATGGTGACCTATGGATAAGCACAGCAGACTTAGAAAACTATCCAGGAATTTACAAATGGAATGGTTCAACTCTAAAATGGGTATTAGTAGATAAAAGTGATCAAACAACTGAAAACGGAATTGTGTTTGCAGATGCAAGATTTGGTACAACAGGTGGAACGACTTCGGCGGCTCCAGCAGGTACTATTGCTGATTTATTAGCAAGTGACTTCTTAGATGCAGATGCTCCAGATCCAGCATTATATCCAAAAGGTATGTTGCTATGGAACACAAGACGTTCAGGTTTCAATGTAAGAAAATTTGTTAGAAATCATGTTGACACAACAGCAACAAACCCTAGACAAGGTGATGCAAGTATGTCAGCATACTATCCACACAGATGGGTAACAGAATCGGCTAACCAAGCAGATGGTTCAGGTTCATTTGGTAGACACGCACAAAGAAAAGTTATTGTACAAGGTTTACAAGCAGAAATGAATGCTAACCAAGAAGTAAGAGATGATGAATCAAGAATATTCAACTTATTAGCAACACCTGGTTATCCAGAACTAATAGGCGAAATGATTTCACTAAACGCAGACAGAGGCTTGTCAGCATTTATAGTTGGTGACTCACCAATGAGATTAACACCAGATGCAACAAGTTTACAAAACTGGGCAACAAACGTTAACAAGGCTGTTGAAGATAACGACAATGGTCTAGTTACAACAAACGAATATCTAGGAGTATTTTATCCATCAGGATTTACTTCAGATAACTTCGGTAACAATGTTGTTGTTCCAGCATCACACATGATGTTAAGAACTATTGCATTAAGCGATCAAGTTTCTTTCCCATGGTTTGCACCAGCAGGAACAAGAAGAGGTGGTATCACTAACGCAAGTTCAACTGGTTATATCAGCAACGAAGGTGAATTTGTTTCAACAGCATTAAATGAAGGTCAAAGAGATACATTGTATACAAACAATGTTAACCCAATTACTTTCATAACAGGTGCAGGTTTAGTAAACTATGGACAAAAGACTAGATTTGCAGGTTCAAGTTCTTTAGATAGAATTAACGTTTCAAGACTTGTAATCTACCTAAGAAGTCAACTTAACAAACTAGCAAGACCATATGTGTTTGAACCAAATGATAAAATCACAAGAGATGAAATCAAGGCTCAAGCAGAAAGTTTATTGTTAGAGTTAGTTGGTAACAGAGCAATCTTTGATTTCCTAGTTGTGTGTGACGAAACAAACAACACTCCAACTAGAATAGATAGAAACGAGTTGTACTTGGATATTGCGATTGAACCAGTCAAAGCAGTTGAGTTTATCTACGTACCATTGAGATTAAAAAATACTGGTGAAATAGCAGGATTATAATAGATAAATATTATAGGAGAAACAAATGAGTATATCTACACTTTCAAAAATTACAGTTCCATTGGATAGTAGCCAAAGTGCTTCTAACCAAGGCTTGTTAATGCCTAAACTACAATATCGTTTTAGAGTAAGTTTAGAAAACTTTGGTGTATCTACGCCAACAACAGAATTAACAAAGCAAGTTGTAGATATAACAAGACCTAATTTATCATTTGAAACAACAACTATTGACGTGTACAACTCAAAAGTTTATCTAGCAGGTAAACATACTTGGGAAACAGTTACATTAACTTTAAGAGAAGATGTATCTAACAACGTACAAAAATTAGTTGGTGAACAATTACAGAAACAATTTGATTTCTTTGAACAATCAGCGGCGGCTTCAGGTAGCGATTACAAATTTGTAACAAGAATAGAAGTTACAGATGGTGGTAACGGTGCTAATGCAGTTGGTGTTTTAGAAACATTTGAATTATACGGTTGCTACATTGAGTCAGCAAACTATAATCAGTTAGCATATCAAACAAGTGAACCTGTAACAGTTACGTTACAATTAAGATACGATAATGCTATCCAAACTCCACAAGGAACAGGTGTTGGAACTGCTGTAGGCAGAACTGTAAACACACTAATTACAGGCGGCGGTCAGTAATTTTTATTTGCATTTATAAATTTAAAAGGGGGCTTCGGCCCCTTTTTTGTTTTTAAAACACCACTTTTCTCATAACATAAATACTGTATATGGCAAATTTACTAAAAGGTTTTTTAGATAATCTAGGAAAAGGAGTACTTAATCCTAAAGGTAACCTTGGCGACTTTGCTCACGGTGCCAGATTATATGTGGATGATAGTTTCCGTTTAGCACCTAAACAAAAATTTTTATATCACTGTGTATTCAATTTAGATCCATCTGTATCAAAAATAAGTGATCCACCAATTAAGAATCACCAACGTGAATTGAATATGTTGGTTAAAAATGTTGACTTACCCAAATATTCAGTAGACATGGTTACTGTTCAACAATACAACAAAAAAAGAAATATACAAACTAAAATTACATATGATCCGGTTACAATAGTTTTCCATGATGACAACTACGGAGTCACTACTGCACTTTGGGAAACCTACTATAGATATTACTACAAAGATGGTAATCATGGAGGTAAAGACACAGTTGGTAATCCTACAACATCGACTCAAAGAGCATTTAACAGAGGATCAGGATACGCAGGATCAAAATTTAATCAAAATCAATTTGGATTAGATAACAATATTCCAATAGCAAACTTTTTTACAAGCATACAGGTTTATCAACTAGCAAGAAAAACTTATACCTGTTATACACTTGTTAATCCTCTAATACAACAATGGCAACATGACACACTCAATAATCAACAAAGTGATGTTATGGCGAATCAGATGACTGTACAATATGAAGCAGTATTTTATTCAAGAGGAAGAGTTTCTGCCAATGGTGCACCACAAGGTTTTGGTAAAGAACATTATGATAATACACCTTCACCTAACAGTTTATTAGGTGGTGGTTCAACAAGTTTATTAGGAGATGGTGGTATACTGACAGGTTTATTTGGTGCAGGTGATGGACCAAACACTTACATTGGAAGTCAATTAGGTGCAGGTAGAAGAGGTATTACATTGGCATCAATAATTACAACTGCAAATAGAATAAAAAATGCAAAAAAATTATCTAAAGACGGATTACGTCAAGAAGGTTTTAATATATTAACAGGTGCTATTGGTCGTATAGGTGGCACAGCAGATAGTTCGTACGGAGTACCAAATACATTTATAGGTAGAAGTGCAACTAATATTGGAAAAGGTTTAAAGAAAGCATTAACATTCGCAAAAAAGAGAGCATAACAAATGACAAGTTTACCAAAACAAACTAATGATAGTTCAGCACCAGTAAAAGATTTCTTTGACAATTATTTCAATGAGCCTTTAAGTTTTCCATCAAATGATGTTGATGCGGTAGTAGGATTTTTTGAATCTAGAGGTTTTGAAAAAACTTCAAGTATTAACACAGCGGCAGTAGTTTTAAAACAAGCAAAAATAGACAATATAAAAGTTTTTGAATTACTTGATAGTTTAAAAGGTTTAGACAAAGTGCAATTAAGTTACATTGTCACTGAGGTTTTAAACAATAGCAGATCATTAACATCATCTCTTGGTTATAAAGTAGAATCACCTACAAACTTATCTGAAAAAAGAAACATAATGGTATAAGCCATGGGGAAGTTTGCATCAGGTAGATTCAGTATGAAAAATCCTGACAAATATGTTGGCGGTAGAACACCTTTGTATAGAAGCAGTTGGGAGTTTGCATTCATGAAATTTTGTGATGAAAGTCCTAGCATAAGCAAATGGGCAAGTGAATCAATAAAAATTCCATACAGACATCCTTTTACAGGACAATATACAATTTATGTTCCAGATTTTTTTATTGCATATGTTGATAAAAAAGGAAAGCCACACGCAGAAGTAATTGAGATAAAACCTGAAAATCAAACTTTAGTTGAAAAAGCAAAAGGAAGAATGAATCAAGGTCAACTAATTGTTAACAAAGCAAAATGGCAAAGTGCTCAAGCATGGTGTAAGAACAAAGGATTACGTTTTAGAATAGTAAACGAAAAAGATTTGTTTCATCAAGGCAAAAGAAGGTAATGAGTGCCAAAAAAATACGTGAATGGGCATGGCCCTATATAAAAAATTTCAGAACTTACATAGATGTAGGAGCATTAGACGGAGATACAGCAAAACCTTTTGTTGATAACTTTGTAAAAATTATTGCTTTTGAACCTAATCCAGAAGTTTTCAAACTCATTCCAGAATCTATAGAAAAATACAATGTTGGTCTGGGTGATCAATTAGAAAAGCGTAATCTTTTACTGCCTGACAACGGAAAAAATCTTGCCGCTCATGGCAGTGTCACTAGATATTCAAGCGGAATTAAGTGTTTTCCTGTCACTATAAAAACCTTAGACAGTTATAATTTCACAAATGTTGACTTTGTAAAGATAGATGTAGAACATTTTGAATTACAAGTGTGCAAAGGAGCGGAAAATACATTTAAAAAGTATATGCCTACAATTATGTTTGAAAACAAACGCAATGAAGCCAGAGATTGTAAGGACTTTTTAGAAAGTATAGGCTATCAAACCAAAATGTTCAAATCAGATACAGTTGCTTACACACTCAATAGATAAATACGTATATAATGAAAAGACTAGATATTAGCGATCAAACGGCAATTAGTATG